CGCAAAAGCCGTTGATAAAGGCAACTCACTTGCCGATGCCTTGCTTGGATATGTGCTTAAAAACACATTGAACACCGGCGTTACTAATGCCACCATGTCTCCGGAAGATTTTCTAAAAGCGTCAAATCCTTATAATTTGTCGCCTTTTGAGGCCATGGAGATGATCGAGGGAATGTATACGTAATGGCAAACCTCAGAAGCCGGCAAGCCTACCTTGGAGCAGATTACTCCCCTGGGGAAGTATCTGAGCTACTTAAGGGAGAACGCTATACCTCTTTTGGCGATCTCCCCTATTCTTTCGGTGACTTGAGCGGAAAGGATCAGCCAACATATACAAGTGTTGGCTTTGATCGTTTAAGCAAATTCAAGTCGGAACAGAAAGATCCAGGGAGCATGTTCCAGCGTTTCCTTGCGCTGCAGAACAATCCCACTTCCCTGGTTGAAAGCAAGATGCGTTTGCCAACGGGCTTTAATCAGTCATATAACTTAGGGGCATCCATGTGATATTGGGTGTAGCAATTGAAAAGTTGTTTAAGCTAGAATTCTTTTAACAAGGATTTTTACGTTAGAAGGAGTAAGTAGTTGGCTTCAAGTAACACGAACAAACAGCCGCTCCTCGTTGATAGGCCTCTATATGACACCGTGCGAGTCACGACTCAAACAGTGGGTAGTGCCGCCACCAATACGTTGTTTGTGCAAGGTGGCCAGGCACCGTCCATTCTCGTGGACATGGACGCTGAGTTAAGCGAAGACAACAACAGTGGTGGTGTCGTTGATTCGATCAGCATCACTCGTAACGACTTCTATCGTTCTCCTGACTTCACGGTCAACGCAACTACCTCTGGCACTCCCATCTCGCTTGTCAGTGGACAGATTGTTTTAATTACTGCAACTGGTTCTCTAACCGGAGGCGGTGCTCCTTTCAGTGGCTACGGTTACTACACCTACACCGGAGCAACGACTCTTACCGGTGTCAACACAGCTCTTAACTACTCTGGTGGCACTGCATCAGGCTTTACCTATAACGGCGTTGCCTATGGGTATCAGCAAGCTGCAACCTTCGTGTTTTACCACACTCGTGGTACGACCACACCTATTCCTGGCTCTGGTGACTACAAAGTCATCTTTGCTAAAACTCTTCCTGCTGGCAGTGGCACAATTGATTGCGCAGATGTTATGCCTCAATTGGCTGTTCCCAGCGTAAGTGCAGGCAACACAAACGGCCTAGGCACTACGGCACCACTGCGTAACAAAGGTATTTACCTGGAGCGTGGCGATCGTCTTTACGTAGGCGTGTTCCCCGATGGTCCTAACAGCTCTGGTTATATTCCCGGTGTGCATGTAACTGCACAGGGTGGCTTCTTCTAAGTCATGGCCCCAAAGGGCGGAGATAAATTCGGATCTTTTGTCAAAGCAGTTGACATTGATCCTTTTCGTCTGAAGCCTATTTCAACAGAATTTTCTGCAGGCGGCGTACCCAACTCGCTAACTGTGGTTAACCGTGAATCTGCATGGTCTCGTTGGCGGCGAGGCTATGAGATTGCCACTGCTTGTTTCTATGACAACTCATACGAATATCCATTTAGCTATGTGATTCCTGTACCAGCTGGGACACCTGCTTCTGTTGCGGCAGCACAACCAACCATTCCTGGAACCTTCATTGGCTTCCCTACCAAGAACAAAGAGTTTGGGATGCATTGGGCAGGGACTCGTCTGGCGGGATCCCTTAGATGTGACAATCTGGTCGATAGGACGACGGGCACCAGACTTTACATTGAAATGGTGACGGAGGATTCTTCGTACTGGTACGTCAAGCTGGCCGGAAACTGGAGTACGAGCAATCCACTACCCCCGCCCTTTTACGTAGCTCTCCCTGGCGTTCCTAATGGCCTTAGAGCGATCAATGGTGAGATTCTGGAAGATCGTGTCATCAATGTTGGCGATCCTCCAATCACAAAAGAAACAATCGACCCGGCAACTCAAAAACGATATGGCTACATACAAGCTGTCATTGTGGAAACATTCCCTTTCACTGGCATCTTAAAGCTTCGTAAGTCGGGTTCAGTTGAAGCAACCCCTGACGCAAACCTGGTCACTCCAGCAACCAAGGGCCCAACACCCAATAGGTATTTGATTACAGGTGCAAGATACTGTTGTTCTTGCCAGGATTTTTCACGGCGTGATTACACGTTCATGAAGATGTTGGGCGATAACACTAAGCGAATGTTTCCGCGTGTAAGTATCGCCTCTGTGAAGCCTGGACGCTATGAGAAAACAAAGTTAAATGGACGACTGGACAACAGCGCCATGACGAATGCAACAGTAAATCGCAAGATGGATATTATTGCACCTACGTCTCAATACACAGTGCCACCAGAGATCAACACAATCTCAACGGTGGATCCCAATGCGACTAGGGACTTCCCTGGTGTGTTTCGCGAGTTTGGTAGTACATATACAAGGAGTACAACAGATCCTTCCATACCTGGTGCCAGGGCAGAGGGGATGCCTTTGTACAATGACTACACTTCAAGTAATGGACAGATCACCTCAATTACAGACTTCTGGACGCCATTGTTAGATGAAATGCGTTACTGCAAACACATCTATGCAATGAAGTTTAGCGAGGGTAGTTTTCCGCCAGAACCGTCTGACTTTCCTGTGGAACAGGGAAGCATGGCTGCGTGGGAACAAAAGTTAGTTGATCAAACTGAAAATGATCAACAAGAATTAATAGCAGCGGATCTTTCCAGGAGATCTTTGTCCATGATGGACGTACCCCCATATAACTGTCAATCACCAATGATGATGCCAATGATGCAAAAACTGTTTAACATTCCAGCCAACTTTGTTTTAATGCAAGGTTTTACAATGTATGACAAGGATGGTACATCATATAGGCCATCTCTTGGTCAGTTGCCCTCATCTTGATGACTACGCCAAACTTTGGGGATATTGTTGATAGTACTTTTATCTACTCTACTGAGCAGGATGATGTCCGTAAGTACGGCTTTAGTGATATCCAGATAAGCGGTCGCCCTACCATCTATCGCCCTGGAGATGTCGTACACCTACCCTATGTCTCTGGTGAGATATCAACCATAGAAGCTGTAGGTTTAGCCTGGTCTGGTTATGTGAACGGTATCCCGCCAGAAACATAGACAAAATAAAAGCCCCGTCAAAGCGGGGCCAATGGAGAAGGGTTGATTGACTAAGCAGCCACTAGTTGCTTATCAAGCTTGCCCAATTGCTTGCGTACAGCAGCTACGTTCCAACGGTAGCTGTCCCTGGAACGGGTCTCGGGGAAGGCTGCGTAATGTGGGCCAAGCTTCAGAGTGCCGTCGTCACGGTACTGGAAGAGGGTCTTACGGTCAATGCCGAGGAGTTCTTCCACACGTTGTGCGGAGACCCATCCAGGGTGCTTAGCCATGGCTTGAGAAGCTGTCTACACCGATAGCTTATCAGCCGTCAAGCAGCGGTCAACAGCTTTAATGAAATTTTTATCTCTTTACTTTTCCTCCAAGAAGTGAGGTGAAATTAAAATATGTTAACAGCACAAAAGAGCATGTTCAATTGCGAACAGGAACCCCTTGCCCTGCTCATTGAATTAACTCCAAAGCTAGCTAAGAAACGTTACCGCCAATCTATATACGATGCCTGGGATTCAAAATGTGCTTATTGCGATGAGGATGCAACTTCCCTGGACCATATAATCCCTAGGTTTCGCTCTGGTTCCAGTAATAGGCATAACTTGCTGCCAGCCTGCCGTCGCTGCAATACCAACAAAGCAAGTGCAAGAATGGAAGATTGGTACCAGCAGCAGGACTATTACAGTGAAACTCGACTTAACAGCATCAAGGCGTGGATGTCACAAGAGGTAATTGACATCTTTGCCTATAATGTTGATATGGTAGTTCCACGGTTGGCAGTAGAGTAGTGGGGATTTATTACGACCCGACAGGGAAAAAGTGGAACGTCTCTTATGAAAAAACAGATTACGTCACCAACCTAAAAACAGATAACCCAACAAACGTTACAAAAAGAGTTTCAGATGGTTTTGAACGCGTCTGTGAAGGTCCTTGGTGGCGTCGTCGCTGCTCTGATGTGGAGCGTTTCAAGGACGTAGATGACACTGATACCAACAATGCTAACCGCATTATTAACGCTGAAAACACCAAAGAGAATGCAGCGAATACAGCCTTAAATCAACAAAACACATACAAGAACCAAGCATATGACACGACTGTTGCAACAGCAACATCCACACGTGGTGGAGACTACACCAGTCAAAGGCAAATTTTACGCAATCTTGGAACTATTGATGATACTTTAAAGAGCAAATTAGAGGATCAATTTAAAACTTTTTATCAGAATGAAAAGCTACAAAGGTGGGATGTAGCTCTTGGTGCCAAGCCACAGTACGGTACATTTGATCCCAAGTATTACAAACAACAAAATCCAAATGTTGCTACTGCGTGGCAAAGTGCTGTAGCCAATGATGACATTGACATTACCGAGCGATATGGTGAGAACGGTTATTACTTACAGCATTACACTTCCCAAGGTAAGCCATCCGGATTAAGAGGCAATGCTCCTGAGCAAACGTCCGCTGCCCAAAGTTACACAGAAAAGAAACCAACAGATACAGACTTGCAGCAAGTAAGAGATCTTCAGTTAGGTGTAGATGCGACAACGCAAACACAACGGTTGCTAAACATTCCCGAGATTGCAACTGAATGGGAAAAAGCTAAGAACGGAGATCCTTACTGGGCAAAACAAGCCAAAGAAAAGTATCTCAACCCTGTTAAGCCAGACGAATTTGCTGCTTTGTTTAGGTTGTCTGAGCGACCGGAGGACAAACAGGTCAGTCTTCAGTACAACATAAATTCTGGTTATGGCGTAACCGAACTGGAAGATGCTATTAACCAGGCTGTTGGCGAGAAAGCAACAGTCGACGTTAAAAAGTTTGGCGCATTAACGCAAGATGCCCTGAAAGAAACCATTGCTGAGATGAAAAAGGCAAAGGGCAAGGAACAGATGCTAAGTCTTTTTGGTGGCTTTGGCGGTTTCAGTGAAGTTGCAGATATCAACAAAGAGTTAACGAACAGCATCCTGGGAGACACTGGTGTAGGTGGAATGCTTTCCTTTACATCAGGAGGCAAGGCGGAAGAATCTTTAGAGAAAAGTTTGCAAAATATCACAGGCGTAAAAAACAATGCCACTTATAATTGGCAGCAATGGTTTGACAGTACCCTTAAGAAAAAATATGAGCAAGACCTAGAGCTAGGTTATTCAACAGGAGAAGCCAAGGAGCAGGTAAAGATACAGGCCGACTTTGCACGTAACTTCATTGACAAGTATTTGGCACCACGCTTTAATACATCACGTTCAATGGATGAATTTGTTGAATACTTGGATGTGCGCCAGGAAGAGCAAAACCCCTTCCAAACGCAAGACATCTTGAATGCAACGAATCAAGTTGCTAACTTGAGGGCACAGGCGTATTTAGATCAGTTGAAAGCTTCGTCTGATCGTTATTTCAATGCAGATTTTTACTTCAATCCCGCAGGAGATAAGGCCAGAGCTTCCAACTACGCAGAACAAGCCTCAACAGTTGCATCTGACTGGGATGCCGCCAAGAAGGGTGATGCTTACTGGGCGCAGCAAGCCTATCGTTTTGGCGTTGACATCAATGATAAAGATGCATTTGCGCGTATGCACTTCCAGGTTAAAGGGCAAGGGCGCGGTTACGACGGGGCAGAAGATATTCTCAACGCAGGCAAAGTTCAAGATGAGATTTATTCCAATATTCTCCCCGCACTTAAAGATGAAGCGTTAAAGCAAGGAACAGTTTTTGGTCAGTTTGTAACCCCTGAAGAGTTTACTGATGAGTTACTGAAAGGCCTGGACCCTTCAGATAAAGAGTCTTGGAATGAAGTACTACAGCGTTATGGTATTACCGACTTCAAGGGAACAATCGAAGAGCTTAAAGAGTATGTAATGGAAACGTTGCGTACAGGGTCAGCGCAAAAAATCAGGGAAGAACTAAAGTACTTGAATGAAAAGCGTAGAAAGCCAACACAAGAAATTCTTGGATTAACTTATATTGAACGACCTGAAGATTATAAAGATCAGCAGGCAAAGCCGTCGACCGAACTATACAAAACGTTTCAGTCAGCTGGTTACCAGGGGACAGAGGATGAGTTTTACGATAAATTTTTCCCTGATTTAGATAGATCTGAGCAGACGTTGTTAACCAAGGCGGGCTCGGACACTGCCCTTAAAACATATGGTCTTGACTTGAATGACCCCTTTGCCTCTCTTGGAACGGTTGAGAGTTTCTTTGGACAAGAGGCTGCCCCTAAGAAAGAATCTAAAACAACAAAAGATTCTGATTTGGATAGTTATTTTAAACTGGGATTAGATGACGACGAGGAAGAAGACTACAAATCCAAAACAGGTAGTCAGATTCTTGGTGAATTCACGTCAATGTTTAAAGGTCTCTAATGTCAGACAAAGCACGTAAGGCAGCCTCGGCAGCTAAGTTACACAAAGACAAGATGGTTTGCAATAAGCCAAGGCGCACTCCTGGGCACCCCACCAAAAGTCATGTTGTAAAAGCATGTGAAGGAGGTGAAGAAAAGATTGTGCGCTTTGGGCAGCAAGGCGTGGAAGGTGCAGGCAAGAACCCAACAACAGCAAAAGACAAGGCGCGTAAGAAATCTTATTATGCGCGTCATAATGCACAGGATCCCAACCCAGACAAAATGTCGGCCAGATACTGGTCACATAAAACAAAATGGTAAATAGCGCCAAGTGGTAGAATGATTGGGTTGCTTGAGCCCAATGTCTAACGCCAACAGCCGTTTTGTTGCTGTACACTGCGAAACATGCGGATGTGAAGGTTCCATTCGGATTGATCAGCACAGCCGCCGGCAGGGCCTGTGGAAATGCAGATCTTGTAATAAAAAAGGACAAATACCAGCTAACAAGGGTATTGGAGTAAAAAATAATCCTGAACTCTTAAGAACGCGTTCTAGTTATTACAAAGCAAAGTATCGCTGTAAAACGGGGCACAGAGGATACTACGTAAATATTGAGTTTCGTTTTACGTCACTGCAGCAATTGATTGATGAGATAGGAACAAGGCCTGAGGGCCACAGCCTGGATCGAATTGATAATCTAGGTCACTACGAGCCAGGGAACGTACGTTGGGCAACACCCCAAGAACAATCTAATAACAGACGAGCGCGCGGCTCAGTTTCTCGTGTAAAGTGGTAGGGCCCCACTCAAATCCAAATGGCAAAACCAAAGGCCAGCTCATCTCTTAAAATTGAATCCAAACCTAAGAAGACAAGGCAGGGACAGGGTTTACATTCTCTTCCTAGCCATGGCCGGAAGAAAACTCGCGGCCAAGGTAAGTAATTTGTGTATATTGGGGGTAATGAATAGTTGCCCCCATGTCCGACTTTTCGCATGCAATTAATTTAATCTGCAAGCATGAGGGCTTTAATGAGAAAGCCTACGCCGATCCAAGTACAGGTGGAGAACCTTACACCATTGGATATGGCACACAGTTTTATCCTGATGGCTCGCCAGTGAAGTGCGGACATCTGTGCAGTAAAGAAAAAGCGCTTGAATATTTGTTCCACGAAGTAGATGTAATTGATACTCAACTGTCAAAGCTGAATATTGGCCTGAGCGAATCTGTCAGGCAGGCTTTAATTTCATTCATCCATTCTGTCGGCTGGGAATCTTTTTTCTACAGCAGCATTGTTGACAGCCTGGAACGTGAAGACCTAAAGGAAATCGCAGAGGAAATGTCTAGATGGGTCTTTGATGCAGACCATCAAGTCATTGGTTGCATGCTCAATAGGCGTCGGGAAGAAACCAATCTATTGATCATGGATTCAGAGGCGTTTATTCAGCCCTGTGCACAGCTCCTGCTGTCCGCGTTCAGAGTTTACTCTGGAGCGCCACACGAAATTCAAGCGATCAAGCACCTGGAAGAAAGCTTGAATCCTTACGTACTCTCCAGGTTTGCAAACGAGTTTCGAGTCAGTGAAAAGCCATGGGACTCCTTCTTCTCAGATGAATGCCATCTCGATGATTTCAACTGTCTTTGACAGGTAGAATTAGAATAGTTGCATCAAAAACGTGCAAAGCGGAATGGAGCGTTCAGTCGAACCACGGGAGTTTGAACTTCCTTTGGAGCTTCAATTCTCGATGCGTAAAGCTGAGCTTGCAGCCCAGGAGATGACTTGGGATGAGTTGTATGCAGCTCTTCTGAACCTCTACCATCAACGTCTGATGGAGTGGTATGCAGTCAAGGAAATCATGGCGTCTGAAAACATCGATATTGACTTTGATATTCCCACCGATCTAGAGCTAGCAGAACTCGCCGCCGCATGTATATACGACGACGAGGACGAGGATGAAGACGATCTTCAGCCTTTTTGAGCTTCATCAAGTTGAATGAGGCGGTCCAGATACCACTGAGCTTTTTTCAGTGACTCTGTACCGCCTTTGTGGCGTTCACGCCAAGTGTACTTTAAGTTATTACCTTTGCAGTAACCACGAAATTCTTCGGCGGTTAAAGCTGCTTCAATTGCATCAATACACTCGATGCCGCCATCTGTGTAGTGCGAAGGGTGGTTGACTGCATCCTCTTGGGCCACAGGAGGCTCTTCTTTGGTGGCCCAGGGCACTGGGCACACACCATCCTTGCACTCAGTCACGTCACTGATTATCGGCGCAAACCACGGCGAAGAAGTGATTGCTCCATCTGCTCCTCGTTGGGTGCCCCCAGGTCCAGCACTAACGCCTTGGGTTTCGGTGATGCTCCCATCATTAGGCCCTGTTCCATTGTTGGAATATAACCCGTCGCTCCAGGCCGTCCCCCCTCTAGTGCCAAGTTTGTCCGTTCCCTTCCGTCCTGACATAGGGTTAACCCTCTGTTGTACATATCCATTAAGGGTACATCATTTTCTTCATTGGCGAGAGGTGCGCCAAAATCATCTTCATCAAGACAACGACATTGCAGTTCGTCTTGAACAAAACTATCTAAAAAACCAGCGGCGCCATGCATGACAGGATCTGGGCTTGATTTATTCCTACTACAATCATACTATGGCAGATTTATTTAACTCCACTTACGATCCACGCCAGCTATCTGGTACGTCTGGAGCTGAGACATCAGACTTGCGTCCTGAGCAGGCGTACGACACTGATCTCAGGCGTATTGATGAAAGTGAGCGTGGTGATGCGGAATCTTTGAACGACAATCAAAACCGTGTTGCCAAGTACATGCGTGCTGCAAAAAGTGCAGGGAAGTTCAGGCAGAAGGCAGGGATTGATGAGCCGACAATACGTGGCCAGACACCAAGATCAGAAGCTTCCATCGCTGGCACCACATTACCGAGCTTAGGCGATTCAGGCGGGCGCTCAGGAAGTACCGGATACGCCCGCAAGCCTCAGCCGCAGTTTGGCAAGCCGTTCGTTTAAACCTGGCTGTACACAACCTCGTAGGGTTGGTTCTGGTACTTACCCTTGCGATCTTGATAGCTTGTCTCGCAGGGTTCACCGCGATAGAACAGAAGCTGGGTAATGCCTTCGTTGGCGTAAATGCGGTTGAAGAGCCCAGTGCAGTTACTGATCTCAAGGGTCAGGTGCCCTTGCCAGGCAGCTTCTGCAGGCGTGATATTTACCAAGATTCCCGATCGAGCATACGTAGATTTGCCTACGGCAACTACGGTTACATCGCGAGGAAGTTTGATGTGCTCCATTGCTACGCCTAAGCAATAGCCGTAGGGAGGAAGAAGGAAGTACTCACCCTTCTCGTCTTCCAGTAACTCGGCTGGCTTCAAGATGTTTTCATCAAAATCCTTGGGGTCACAGTCACCGGCTTGGATCTTACCAAAAATCAAACACTGCTTAGGTGAAAGCCGGATGTCGTAACCGTAAGAGCTGAGGCCATAGCTCAAAAGCTTACGGCCATCTTCCTTGCTGATCAGGCGATCAACAAAAGGTGAAATCATTCCATGCTCTTCGGCGAGTTCTTTGATTTCCCAGTCAGCAAGGACGCTCATGATGGTCAGCAATCGTTCTTCAGTATACGGAACCTAAGAAAGGATATGGCCCTTTTCGGCGTACAAGTCAATAAACTTTTCTACGGCGGCGCCAGAGCTGTCCACTGGAGGCAAGTACACAACGAGTGACGTGCACGTAGGTTGTTGCTTAACTTCATCACCAACCACCTTTAACAGCTTGGGGGCTGTGCGCAGAATGCATATAGGAAAGCTAAAGATTCGTGGGTCGTAACGAATCATGTCAGGGCAGTTGGTAAAATACAGGCCCTGCTTAATTTCCTTACTGAGCCAGGCGTTGTACATGCGTTTGAACCAAACAGCATGTGACGATCAAAGTGTAGGGGAAGACCCTCGCGTAAACTTCCAGCGTTCATTTGGTTTGTCCCAGTAATACGTGCCGTTGGGAGGGAATAGATATGCATTCCCATGCCATTGCTGAGCATTTAGTCCGTCGTCACTAGGGGTGAAAAACTGTGTTGCCCCAACGTGTTCATTTGCAATCTTGGAACTAGCAACATCAAGATCAATGCCACCCATCAGGGCATGTGCCGACGCTACCAAGTCTGGACTTGTGATCAGCTCGTTGTTTTCTGTATAGCCAGGACGAAATGTTTTACCCATCAGCTCTCCGCCGTTTTCTGGTAATCAACTTCGAAGTAACGCATGCCTTCTTCGTCGTTAATAATGTAACCAGCTTTTTCTAACGGGTTAATTTTTTGCGCTGCAGCAAGGATGCGCCTAAAACTTTCAGCCATGTCACCGTCGTTACTGCGTTCACACTCTTCATGTGCAGCGTGAATTTCTTTGAGTGTCAAAAAGAACATGGAGCGTTCTTTGTTCTCAGGCTGAAACACCAACACGCCAGGGCCTTCTGCATCCCAAAACTTGCAATACTGCTGTCCCAGGTCACCAAGGATTAACTTGATGGTGGCATCCAGCATCTTGGCCTTTGTGTTGTCAGCTTCCAGGCCGATGACAGAAGCAATTAATTTTTCGCGTCGATTCATGGTTTAAGCAATCCTTGTCGAGTAAGTGCATCCATAAGCTTTGGTAATGGCTTGTAAATCACTACAAGCTTCCCAAGGATGCCTCGTTTTTTTACCAGCTTACCCCGCTCGTCCCGCAATTTGTCAAATTCACCAGAGCGAATGAGATACTCGGCGACGCATCTGAGCCTACGCTTCAAAGGCAACTCAGCACCTGGGAATTTACCACAGATTGTGTCTGGTTCCATGTCTTTGAATGCCATGCGCAAACGATTGGCGAGAGTCATATTTGAATTCTCGTCTTCTTCTTCATACTCTTTTAATAGTTGCAGGTACCTTCTTAGGCATTTGTCATCAAAGGAACCTTCGGGCGGTAGAAAGATGGCAATCTGATTTACCAGTGACTCAGGCAGAGTTTCTGCATGGTTGGCAACCGTAACCTTCTTAATGTCAACAGAAGAAAATCGATGTGCCATCACTGAAGCTCCTTGAAACGATCGGGAATCTGGTACAGGCGTGCATCTTTGCGTAAATCCAGAATATCCACCTTCTTGTTTTTGGAAAACGCCTGGATCAAATGGTTCCACGGAATGCGAATTATTGGTTTTTTCGCGTCACCTGGCGCAATATTTACATAATGAATACCTTCTTCCCAGCCCTTGTCCACATTCTTTTTGCCCATGGTAATCCAGTTTCTAATCGTTTGATCAGATACGCTCAGGCGTCGGGCACATTCCTCTGTGGAGATGTACTCATCAGCGTATGCCTCTGGATTTAACATGTCTGTCTCGCCATTTGCATAACGGCTGTGCCAGAGAGAAGCAAGGATATTCCGAATACCCTTTAGCTCCCATGCAATGTCTTCAAGACCTTTTCTAATACCGTGCGTCATACGTCAATAATCTTTAAGTAGATGCTAGTGTGTGGGAAAAGCATTTGCATCATGGAAGACCAAGTACCGCCTAGCCAACAGCTAATCCCTGGCCCTGTTACTACAGAGCAGTTGGCTGAGATGAAGGCAAGGGCTCGTGATATGGCGCTCCAGCAAACCCTGGCACAGGCAACAACTGCTCCTCAGCAAAGACCTCAGGTTGTTTATGTGCGTCGCAATCTGACCGTAGCAGAATTGCTAGTAGTATTCCTGATCTCATGTGGTATTGTCACAGGGATTCAAGCTACTTGGTACTTTGCCACCAATATGCTACCTCGCCTTGAAATCAAGGTTAAGTAATTTACTAGGCTCAGAGAAACTATAATTGATTTAGGAGTACCTGTGCGTATACAGTGGCAAATCGTCGTATTACAGAACTTCCAGCCTTAGCTGGAGTAGATGTAGCTGAGCAGGATCTGCTGACGATGGTCCACATTGTTGAAGTGGACCCCACGCTTAAAAACAAAAAAATTACAGTCTCTGGTTTCAGAGATTACTTATCAACCAAATATATATCCACCACTGGTGGTACTATCTCAGGCAACCTGTTAGTACAAGGTAACTTAACCGTAACAGGCGTCACCGTTGTTAATACAATTGCAGGGAGTGGCCTTGCAACTTTTAGTGGTGTTCTTGTTCAAAACAATTTAACAGCAAGTGGCACAATCAGTGGGCAAACAATCACTGGTCAGGCGCTTCAGTCTGTAACTCTTAACGCAGGCACAGGTACTTTTACGGCAGTTACTGGTGCCACAGCAAATTTTGTAAGTGGTAATTTCAGTACCCGTCTCTTCGGAGCGACAATTACTGGTAATACGTTACAAGCAACGTCTGGACAATTCACTTATGTAAGCGGTGATACGGTTACCGGCGGTGTAGTACAAGGTATCAGTGGTGTTTTTGGAACGCTTGTAACTCCTGTACTAAACGTAAACGGCAACCTATCCGTTGCAAGTGGATTAACAGTTACAGGCCTTGCTCAGTTTGCAGCAGGCGCACAAGTAACAGGTACGTTATCTGGAACAACTATTACAGGAACAACGGCACAGTTTACTAGTATCACTGGTGCGACGGGCGTATTTACCACGACGCTTTCAGGTGCATCTATTACTGGAACAAGTGACAATGCAACAG